TCAGCCGGCGTTCCGCTTCAGGTGTACAAATACGCTGCCAGCGGCAGTGCAATTATTGGGCAGTACACGGCTTCCGGCACATCATCCGCGCCCACCGCAGTTGTCAATGGCCGAGCGCTTGGCAGAAACAATTTTTATGGCCACGATGGAACTGGTTTTGCTAATGCCGCCGCAATTTCCGTTTTTGTAGACGGAGCAGTATCTACCGGATCGGTTCCTGGAAAAATTGTTTTTACAACAAACAGCGTCGGCGGCGTGGCAGTTGCTGAGCGCATGGCTATTAGCGCCGCCGGCAACGTCAGTATTGCAGGGCTAACCGCGTCCAAGCCGGTTTTCACCGATGCATCCAAGAACCTAACTAGCGCCGGAACGCTGGGCGTTGACCAGGGCGGCACGGGGCAAACGTCCTACACGGACGGGCAGCTACTGATTGGCAACTCCACCGGCAATACGCTGACAAAAGCAGCACTGACCGCCGGGTCTGGAATCTCGATTACCAATGGCTCTGGCGCTATAACGATAGCGTCCACAGGTGGTGGCTCGTCTGCCATCACCATCTCCAACAAAACCGGCGCCTACACCGTCGTCGCTGGCGACCTCGGCACGATCATCAACTGCACTTCAGGCACGTTTACCGTATCGCTGACGGCCGCAGCTACATTGGGTGCTGGGTTTAATTGCACAATTTGGAATACTTCGGCTACTGCTACAGACGCAATCACAATTGATCCTAGCGGCACAGAAACTATAGACGGAAGAGCATCGCGAATTCTTGGTCGTGGCGAGGGTATGCAAATAGTTTGTGATGGAGTCAACTGGCAGACCGGCAGTAAAAAGACAATGCGCGGATATGCTGACAACATAGCTACTAATAATCCGCCTAGAGCATCAGGAAATGCTTCTATTGCCATAGGTCAAGATTGTGTTGCTTCAGGCTCCGCATCTGTTGCTATAGGCGACGGAGCAGATGCTACTTCTTCAAACAGTGTTGCTATTGGGCAATCTTCAGCAGGGCAAGCAGCTCAAGCAGTCACGGGCGGCGGAGCAATGGCACTGGGCGGTTCGTATGCGTCGGGTACGGACTCGTTTGCTGCTGGGGTTGCCAATAATACTTCAACGTACGGGGCAACAGGTGCAAATTCGATTGCTATTGGCCAATCCGCAAAGTCTAGCGGTACATCTGGCGGGGCTTTTGGTGGCGTGTTTAATATTGCTAGTGGATCACAGTCAATATCAATCGGCGGTGTTTCAAATACGGCATCCGGGACAAGTTCTTTTGTTACTGGAACGTACGGTAATACAGGTTTAATAGAAAATAAGGTAGTTTTTGGCAACGGGTTTTCAACTGTAAGCGGATCTGCACAGTTTGGGGTGCTTGTTCTTAAGAGGTCAACTACAAACGAAACACCACAAGTTTTGACTGTTTGGGACGGATCACCGGGTGCGACCAACCAAGTCATCCTGCCCAATAATTCAGCATACGCATTTAGTGGTATCATTGTTGCTCGCCAACAAGCTAGTACTGGCACACAATCAGCAGCCTGGCGTGTTGAAGGTTTAATTCGACGCGAGGCCAACGCAGCTTCAACTGTATTAGTTAACTCTGCACTAACAGTCATAAGTAATACTCCTGGCTGGACCCTAGCACTCACCGCAGACACCACCAACGGCGGATTAGCTGTCACGGCTACGGGCGCGGCTGCCACAAACATTCGCTGGGTTGCTACACTGCAAACATCAGAAGTCACCTACGCATAAGAAGCAATCATGGCAATTCAACTCGATCTCTCGACCTCACAGTATGGCGTTCCCTTTGCGGGGGCCTATTTCCGCATCGTCACTGCGGCCGTAAGTCGCACCCGTGATGCAGACAGCCGCCACAGCGTGATGTTGGACGTTGTTGGCTACGCCACCCAGCCGCAGGATGATGACACCCGTGATGTGGACTTTCGCCGCTATCACTGCCCCCTTGCTGAAGTAGAGGCCCAAACGGGCGAAGGCTTTCTTGCTAAGTGCTACGTATGGGTCATGGGTCAAGCTGACATGGCCGGAGCGCAGGCGGTGTAAGCGATGGCCGGTATTTTTGACACCGGCATATTCGACACGGGGATCTTTGATCACCCGGCGGCTGGCGCGACCATCACCGGCACGCTGGCTGCCACGGAGACCCAAGACACTGCCGCGTTCTCTGGCCGCCTAGCGCACGTTGGGTCACTGGCTGCGACAGAAGGCCAGGACGTCTTCCTAGCATTGGGAAGCGGAGTCAGTACCATCTACGTGCCGCCGGCTCTGTTCATCGCGAACGTCGGCAGGATGATGAGTCGCTAGCTTCTTGCGCTGGCAATCACAATGCTGTTATTATCAGCCCCGGGTCAGTGCGCTTTGCAGTTGCCTGTCTCTGGAACTTGCCATCTTTGGGCACCCCTCACCCGGGTGCCCTTTTTCATTCCTGGAGACGTTGTTTGAAACCTGAGGACTTCCGCAGCGTGACGTGGAAGCGACTGTCGCAGCTCATTGAGAACCGTGTCGATGAGCTTCGACAGTTGAACGACAACCCGTCGTTTGGCCCCGAAAAGACAGCCCTGATTCGCGGTGGGATCAGTGAGCTGAACAAGATTCTCAGCCTGGCCGAAGAGGCCAACCTGAGTCCAGCAGTCGACCCTGAAGAGCTTCTCAGCGTCGGCGACCCCGGTCAGCAATGACCGAAAGAGAGACGACCACCAAAATGAACGTACAGGAAAAAGCCAACCAACAAGACGAAGCAAAGAAGATCTGGGATCAACTTGAAGCAGAAGATTCAGGCCGCGCGCAGCCGGGATCTAGCAACGATGATTCGCCAGAGTCGCAGCTCGACCAAGCCAACTCCGCCAACCTCGCACCCGCCAATCTGGCCGATGCAACCCAGGGTGGCGTCGAGGGGGTGCAGGCCGAGCAGGCGCTCATGGACAAGATCTCAGGCCTGGAGAGCATGCTCGGCCAGGTCACGCAACGTCTGAGAAATGCAGAAGGCCACATTGGTGGACTGAACAGCCAACTGAAGCAACAGGTTCAGACGGCTCAACAGGTCACCGCACGGGGCGGCGATGCACCCACTGCCGGAGAAATCCGCGCAGCGCAAGCCAACCCCGAAAAGATGAACGCCTTGAAGCGCGACTACCCAGAGTTCGCAGATGCGATGGAGTCGGCGCTCAACGAGCGGCTCAGTGCATTGGAGCAGCGTCTCGCGACGCAGCAACAGCCTGCACAGCAGTCCGGTGTGAGCTACGAGGAAATCGCCAACCTGCGGTCCGAGATGGCGGTCGAGATTCGGCATCCTGGTTGGAAGGATCGTGTACAGACGCCTGAGTTTTCTGGTTGGCTACGTCGGCAACCGAGAGAAGTCCAGATGCTTGCGGCGAGCGATAGCCCGCAAGACGCTGTTCGTCTACTCGACCTGCACAACGATGCGTCCAGCTCAGTCACGTCACAACGAACGCAGCGCCTGGCGTCTGCTGCAGCGATCCCCTCGGGGCGCTCTGGGTCGAACACCCGAGCCAAAGCCGTCGAGGACATGACGCCGCAGGAATACTGGGCCTACCTAGACCAACTTGACAAGCAGAAGGCTTAATCATGCAAACCTATTCCCTTGTTCCTTCGCGGAACCTCATCATGGCCGAGCGCGAGATGCTCAAGCACGCCATGCCCATCAAAGTGCTGAGCACCTTCGGCACGCAGAAGCAGATCCCTCAGAACAAGACTGACACCGTGGTGTTCCGTCGCGCTCTGCCGATCGACGCTGGCGCCAACGGCGCGCCGAGCATCACCACCAGCAACTACCTGCTGCAAGAAGGCGTCACGCCCGGCGCCCGCACCATCAGCTACCAAGACGTGCAGGTCACCCTGCAGCAGTACGGTGTGCTGATGAAGCTGTCGAGCAAGGCCGAGTCGATGTACGAGGACGACATCCCCGGCGACATGGTCAAGCTGGTCGGCGAGCACATGGCCTCGATCGAAGAGCTGATCTCCTACGGCGTGGTCCGCGGCGGCACCAACGTGGTCTACGCGAACGGCACTGCCCGCACCGCCGTGAACACGACCATCACGCTGAACAAGCTGCGCCAGGCAGCTCGGCAGCTTGAAAGCGCTCACGCCCAACTGGTGACCGAAAAGCTGGCCTCGTCGGTCAACTTCGGCACCGCCGCGGTGGAGCCGGCCTACCTGGTGTTCATCCACACCGACATGGAAGCCGACGTGCGGAACCTGACTGGCTTCGTGCCGGTCGCCAAGTACGGTTCGCAGAAGCCGGTGCATGAGCGCGAAGTCGGATCGGTCGAGCGCTTCCGCGTTGTGACCAGCCCCTACTTCAAGCCGTTCCTGGCGGCTGGTGGCACGATCACTGCGGGCGCCTTCCTGTCCAACGGCGGCACCACCGGCACCACGGCCGACGTGTACCCGCTGATGGTGGTTGCGCAAGAGGCCTGGGGCCAGGTCGCGCTGAAGGGCATGAACGCCATCCAGCCGATCTATCTGCCTGCAAAGCAGATCACGCACGCCAACCCCATGGGCCAGTTCGGCTACGTCGGCGCCAACTTCTACAAGAACGCGGTGCGCCTGAACGAAAACTGGATGGTCCGCGTCGAGGCGGCCGCCTCCGGCCTGTGATGACTGGGGGCTTCGGCCCCCGTCTCTCGCAACTCATTCTTCAAGGATCTGAATCATGTCTGACAACCTCTCCCTCTCGCAAGGCGCGACCTTCGCCTTGACCGCCGCCGGTCTGGCTGAAGGCACCAACGCCAACACCATCAAGACCGTCAACACCTGCACCTTCGTCATCGACGGCCGCTTCTACAGCAAGACCGCCACCGACAACGTCGCCATCAGCTACGCGGGTCCCTCCGTGTACCAGGCTGCGGCTGGCGGCGTCCAGGCCGTGAACGGTGGCTTCACCGGCGGCGTCAACGGCTCGACCCGCCTGTACCTGATCTGCCTAAGCACGGCCGGCGCCTTTAGCATCGTGCCTGGCCCGATCGTGGACACCGCTGAGCTGACCGCCGGCCGCGTTGCCCTGCAGTACCCCGATGACCCCATCGGCCTGTGCTGCATCGGCGCGTTGCGTGTGGCCCTGACCGCTGGCACGACCTTCACGCCCGGCTCGGTGGACCTGTCCGCCTCCGGCGTGACCGCGACGTTCCAGGACCTGTGCGACGTGCCTGCCAACCCGCTGACTGCCTAAGTCGGCAAGGGGCTGCCTTCGGGTGGCCCCGCCCCAATTCCTGAACTGCTGGAGACCTAACCCATGAGCAACCCAACCACGCGCGTGAACAGCTACGAACGCAAGAAGAGTGTCGACTCCAACGAGGTTGACATCGTCAACGGCGTGCAGACCATGGCCGAGGCCAAGGATGGCCGTGGCGTTGAGATCGACACGGATCGCGTCATCAGCACTGACCAGATCGACCAAGAAGTCTTCATGCGCGACGAGCTGGAGGTGTTCTTCAACGAGCCCGTCAATGAGAACGAGGCGTCCTTCGTTGAAGTCAACGTCAACGGTGACTACCGCATGGTGGTCCGTGGCAACAGCGCCATGCTGCGCAGGTATCACGTTGCTGTATTGGCCAACGCCAAGCAGTCGCGCGTGCGCCAGCGCAAGATCGTCCAGCCGGATGGGTCCATGGGTTTCCAGGAAGAGAACGTGCTGTCGCTGACCTACCCCTTCCAGGTGATGCACGACCCGCATCCGAAGCAGGGCGTGCCATGGCTGCGTCAGCTTCTGCAACAGCCTGTTTGAGTAGCCCATGAACTACCTCCAGCTCGCTCAACGCCTGCGTCAGGAGTGTGCCGTCAGCGGCACAGGACCGACGTCGGTCCTCAACCAGACTGGCATGGCCGGGCTGCTGGTGAGCTGGATCGACGCTGCATGGGTTGAGATCCAAGGCCTGCACAACAACTGGAACTGGATGCGCGAGCCGTTCACGTTTGAGACTGCTGTCGGGGTTGGCGACTACCTGCCGACCGCAATCACCAACACGTTGACTGGCCAGCCAATGACCGACCTGCGCTTCTGGCACAAGGAGACCTTCCGCGCCCAGAAGAAGTCGATCGGAGTGCAGGACGAGCAATGGCTGGTGGAGTGGGAGTACCAGATTTTCCGCAACACCTACCGCTTCAACATCCAGGTCAACTCACGCCCGGTGGTGTTCGCGGAAAAGCCCAACGGCAAGGCCGTGATGCTGGGCGCGCTGCCGGACGACATCTACAACATCAACGGCGAGTACCAGGTCAAGGCGACGCACCTGGCTGCCGACACCGATGTGCCAGACATGCCAGAGGCCTATCACCTGCTGATCGTCTACAAGGCCATGCAGTCCTACGGCCTTTACGAGGCAGCGTCCGAGGTGGTGAGCCGGGGCCAGATGGAGTACCAGAAGCTGCTGACGCAACTGGAGCGCGAGCAACTGCCTGATGTCTACCTTGGACAGCCTTTGGCTTGAGGCACCGCGGCATGGCGATGGATCAACTACCCCAAGTTCGATACGACCTAATCCAGATGTCCGGGGGCCTGGACCAGATCACCCCGACGCTCTCCCTCCCGCCTGGCGTCGTTCGCCGGGCCGCCAACTTTGAGTGCTCCCTGAACGGCGGCTACACCCGCATCGCAGGTTACGAGCGCTTCGACGGCCGCGCCAGCCCTTCAGCCGCCCGCTACAACGTGCTGACCCGCACCCTGGTCGGCACCGTTTCTGTGGGCAACACCATCGTTGGCGTCACGTCCGCAGCCACCGGCAAAGTGATTGCAGTAGACGGCAGCAACATTGTGATTACCCGCGAGACCGGGACCTTCTCTGTCGGCGAGTCCTTGACTGTTTCGGCAGTCGGTGTTGGCACCCTGACTGCGATTGCTGGCGCTGTGGCCGATGGCTTGCAGGACGCCACCTACAAGTCTCTGGCTGCAGCCGACTACCGGGCATCCATCGCTGCGGTGCCAGGCTCCGGCTCTGTGCTTGGTGTGCTGTTCTACGACGGCAACGTCTACGCCTGGCGCAACAACTCTGGCGGCACGGCCGCCGTCATGCACAAGTCGTCGACCTCTGGCTGGACAGCAGTCGCCCTTGGCATTGAATTGCCGTTCGATGACGGCACGACAGAGATTCTTGAGGGGCAGACCGTGGTCGGCAACACAAGCGGCGCGACAGGTGTTGTCACCCGGGTGGTCGTCCAAAGCGGCACCTTTACTGGGGCACCTCACGCAACCGGTCGGCTGATCTTTGCGTCGGTCACCGGCACGTTTGTGAACAACGAGCACATCAACGTCGCAGGCTCCAAGACGGCATTGTGCAACGGCACCCAGGCTGCGATCACATTTTCCCCCGGCGGCCGCTTCCAGGGCGTGGTCGCCAACTTTGGCGGCGGCCAGACCAACAAGCGCATGTACGTGTGCGACGGCGTCAACCGCGCTTTTGAGTTTGACGGAACCGTCATGGTTCCAATCGCGACCTCAATGTCCCCGGATGTGCCAACGCGCATCGCCGTCCACAAGCAGCACCTGTTCTTGGCGTTCGGCCACTCGCTGCAGTTCTCCGCGATCAGTGACCCGTATGTCTGGGACCCGGTCCTTGGCGCGGGCGAGATTGCAATGAACGATGAGATCACGCAGTTGCTGCCGCTGCCTGGCGACCAATCAAGCGGGGCGTTGGCGGTCTACACCCGCACCGACACGTCGGTGCTGTACGGCACAAGCGAGGCGGACTTTGCCTTGTCGACCTTCAACGTCGGCACCGGAGGCCTGGCGTTCACCGGCCAGAACCTGGACCAGTCGTACATCCTGAGCGAGCGCGGCGTGATGGGCCTGGGCACAACGCTGAACTTTGGCAACTTTGCCACCGCATCGCTCACGATGAACCTGCGGCCGTTCATCCAGGTGCGCAGGAACCTGGCCAGCGCGTCGATCGTCAATCGCGAAAAGGGCCAGTATCGCGTGTTCTTCAGCGACGGCTACGGCCTGTACCTGACCATCGCCAACGGCAAGTACGTGGGCGCGATGCCTGTGCAGTTCCCCAATCCGGCTCTCTGCACGTCTGAAGGCCAAAGCGTTGACGGCGCAGAGACCTCGTTCTTCGGCTCCAGCAATGGCTTCGTCTACCGGCTGGACGCTGGCACTTCGTTCGATGGCGACGTGATCCCCGCGAACATCAACCTCGTCTACAACAGCACGAAGTCGCCCCGCATCTTGAAGCGCTACCGCAAGGCCAGCGTGGAGCTGACAGGCGACTCGTATGCCGAGTTCGCCTTTGGCTGCGACCTTGGATACCGAACCCAGTTCCTAGATCAGTCAAGCGATTCCGTTCAAGAGAACGACTTGCGCTCCGCCTTCTGGGACTCTTTCTCTTGGGACAACTTCGTCTTCGATGGCAACGACCTGCTACCCAGTGAGATTGAGGTCACCGGCACTGCAGAGAACATGGCAATTCGGATCTCCTCGGTGTCCGCATTGCTGCAGCCATTTACCGTGAACAGCATCATCGTTCACTACACTATGCGTCGGGGAATCCGCTAATGACGAACGCCTACTACAACCACTCCACATACCCGTCGCCGAATGCGCCAGGTTCGTCGGCCGCCTTGCGGGCGGAGTTGAACCTGATCATGGCTGGCTTTGATCTGTTGCCCACGCTGGCTGGCAACGGCTACAAGGTGGCAATGGTCAACGCGGCGGGAACCGCCATCATTGCCTCCTCGGCACTGCAGTCGCTGGCCATCACGGGCAGCACGATCGACAACACCACGATCGGCGGCACGACCCGCGCCGCGGGCAGCTTCACCAACCTGTCGGTGAACGGCACGGCCGGCCTTGGCACAAGCGTCACCATCGGCGGCGGCGCCATCAATGCGACCAGCATTGGAGCAACTACCGCATCAACTGGGGCGTTTACCACGCTAAGTGCAACAAGCCTCACGGTTGCCGGCGCTGATGTGGTCACGACGGCTGGCACACAGACGCTGACGAACAAGTCAATCAGTGGCGCCGCCAACACCCTGTCCAACATCGGCAATGCGTCGCTGACAAACTCTGCGGTCACGATCGGCTCGACCTCCGTCAGCCTGGGCGCAACTGCAACCACGCTGGCCGGGTTGACCAGCGTGACCTCCACGAGCTTTGTGGGCGCGCTGACCGGCAACGCCAGCACCGTTACCAACGGCGTGTACACCACGGGCTCCTATGCCGACCCGGCCTGGATCACTAGCCTGGCGGGGAGCAAGATCTCCGGCAACATCACCGGCAACGCCGCCAATGTGACGGGCACCGTGGCCATTGCCAACGGCGGAACCGGGGCGACGACAGCCGCAGCGGCACGCACAAACGTGCTGCCCAGCTACACGGGCAACGCCGGCAAGGCGCTGGTCGTCAATGGTGGTGAGACAGACGTTGTGTGGACACCGCTGTCTGGCTCTGGCACGGTCACCAGCGTCGCCGTCAGCGGCGGCACTACGGGCCTCACCACGTCTGGCGGTCCCGTCACGGCCAGCGGCACCATCACCCTGGCTGGCACTCTGGCTGTGGCCAACGGCGGCACGGGGGCAACGACGGCCTCTGCAGGCTTCAATGCCTTGTCTCCGATCACCACGGTTGGTGACCTGATCATCGGCAACGGCGTCAACAGCGCCACTAGGTTGGCCATCGGCACCAACGCTCAGGTGCTGACATCTAACGGCACCACTGCATCGTGGCAGACGCCGACCACTGGCGCGACCGTGGCCGGGAACAACACCTGGACCGGCACCCAGACGTTCACCAACAGCCAGGCCCGGTTGCTTGGCTCCTCAACCGGCTACACCACCTTTACCAGCGCCAACAGCAGCGCCCTCAACTACACGCTGACAATCCCTGCGGTCACCGACACCGTGGCCGTCCTTGGCACTGCGCAGTCGTTCACCGCCGCCCAGACCTTTGCGGCGTCGGGTGTCCGCCTCCTGGGGTCGTCGACCGGCTTCACGACCTTCACCAGCGCCAACGCCAGCGCGACCAACTACACCCTGACGTTCCCTGCTCGGGACGACACGGTAGTCACAATCAATTCTGCCGACGCGCTGACCAACAAGACCATCAGCGGCCTGGCCAACACGATCAGCAACGTCAGCTTGACAACTGCCGTCACAGGTGCGCTTCCGGTTGCCAACGGCGGCACCGGACAGACAACCGCCATTGGCGGTTTCAACGCCCTGTCTCCAATCACGACGGCTGGCGACTTGATCATTGGCAACGGCGCCAACAGCGCCACTAGGCTGGCCATCGGCACCAACACTCAGGTACTGACGTCCAATGGCACCACTGCTTCTTGGCAAACGCCAACAGCTCCTGGAAGCGGGAACTTTGGGTATCTGAACATCCCGCAGAATAGCCAAAGCGCAGCTTACACATTAGTGCTTGCGGACGCTGGCAAACACATTCTGCACCCCAGTGCCGACACCACTGCCCGCACATTCACTATTCCTGCAAACGGTTCAGTGGCTTTCCCTATCGGCACAGCGATTACGTTTGTTAACCAAAACGGTGCTGGCAATATTACCATTGCCATCACAACCGATACGATGCGTTTAGCTGGCTTAGGAACCACAGGCAGTCGAACATTAACGGCTAACGGCACAGCCACCGCGCTTAAAATCACTGCTACAGAGTGGCTTATTTCTGGGGTAAATTTAACATGAGTGCTTTACAGCAGATGTTGTTTGCTTCCGCTGCAAAAGCACAGCAAATTGCTGTGGCGCACAATGCTTCGCCATTTGTATCTGCGTACTTTTGGTCTAGTGGTTTTGGAACCAAGTTCGCAAACCCAGCCACATTACCAACAGGCGACGGTAATAGTGTGGCGTTTACAAGATCGGGAAATGCTATTGCTGTAGCACACAATACGACACCATTTGTCTCTGCTTATCCTTGGACTGGTGGTGGCTTTGGGACCAAGTTTGCTAACCCAGCTACGCTACCTACTGGCATTGGATATGGCGTAGCCTTTACAAGTGCAGCAAATGCAATTGCTGTAGCACACGATATTTCACCACGCATCTCCGCGTATCCTTGGTCTGGTAGCGGCTTCGGAACTAAGTTCGCAGACCCGGCTACATTGCCCACCAGCAGTGGACTTGGTGTAGCGTTCACAAACTCTGGAAACGCAATCGCCGTAGCTCACGCTAATTCACCATATATATCCGCGTATCCTTGGTCTGGTAGTGGATTTGGAACTAAATTTGCAAACCCAGCGACGCTGCTTCCTGATGATGGAGACGGTGTAGCTTTTTCACCCGCTGATGATGCAATTGCTGTAGCGCACCCTACTACACCATTTATTTCTGCATATCCTTGGTCTGGCTCGGGATTTGGGACCAAGTTTGCAAACCCCGCGACATTACCTGCCGGCACTACTGGATATGGTGTGGCTTTTTCGCCGGCAGGAGACGTTATTGCCGTAGCACACAATAGCTCGCCATTTGTCTCTGCTTATCCTTGGTCTGGTAGCGGCTTTGGAACTAAGTTTGCTAACCCGGCCACGCTACCTGAGGATGTTGGTTTTGGCGTGGCTTTTACAAAATCTGGAGATGCACTCGCCGTAGCTCACGATAATCCGCCATTTGTATCTGCGTATCCTTGGTCAGGCAGTGGGTTTGGTACTAAGTTTGCCAACCCAACTACGTTGCCTACCGGTACTGGAAACGACGTAGCTTTTAACTAACACACCCTTAACAAACCATGAACTACTCACAACTCCCTTCTTCATACAAGTACGACGTTCTCGCCGAGGCTATGTACTCGCGTGAGCTTGAGCACTTCCATTACGAATTTGACGCCACCAACTTTAGGCGGCTTCTGGAGAGTGCTTTGGACGGCCCCTACAAGCAAGAAATCCAAGCGCGGCTTGACTCCACGCTGGAGCAGATGCACAAGGTGGACAGCATTTACTCTGCTCTCAAAGCGCAGATTGACGATGAGGTTGAGTACGCCGCTGCGGTTGTGCGTGCAATGCAGAAGCGAAACACGCCTGCTTGACGGATATGCCATAAGCAAAAGAAAGGGGTCTGGCAGTGGTATCACCGGTCGAGGCACAACTCAACACGCACGAAGCTGTCTGCGCTCAAAGGGACGCAGGCATTGAGGTGCAGTTCCGCTCCAGCAATGCGCGGCTCAAGCGCATTGAGACCATCATGATCGCTGCGGCAATTTCGGTCATCTCTGGATTCGGCGCAATCATCATGATGCTGTTCCAGCTCCTCGCGAAATGAGGGACTGGTTGGTCGACCTCATCGCTGCCGTCTCTCTTGCCGGCCTAATGGCGTTCTGCTCTTACGTCTTCGTCGTCATGGTGGTCCGGCCATGAAGCTGTACGAGAACTGGAAGAGCATCGTCAAGAAGGCGTGGAGCGTTCGCCTCATGGCGATCGCTTTCGTGATGACTGTTGCCGAAGTCATGCTGCCATTTTTCAGTGATGCCGTGCCTGACAAGGTGTTCGCGCTGTTGTCGGGACTGTGCGTGGCCGGAGCCTTCGTGTCGCGCCTTGTTGCGCAGCGTGACGTATGAAGAGCCCCAGAGTCGCCGTCGGGTCTTTGGTGCTGGCCGCATCAACGCTGGTGGCCATCGCCCTGCACGAAGGCTACGAGCCCGCGGCCAGGCCACCGGTGCCTGGCGACGTTGACACGGGCGGCTTCGGCTCCACGCGCAGAGAGGACGGCAGCCCGATGCAGCCAGGCGAGAAGGTTCCGCCCACGCGCGCGCTGATGCTGCTGCTGCAGGACGCATCGAAGTTTGAGCAGGCGGTCAAGCGCTGCGCCCCGGTGCCCATGCACCAGTACGAGTTTGCAGCCTACGTGAGCCTGACCTACAACATCGGTGCCACAGCGTTTTGCAACAGCACAATCGCCAAGAAGCTCAACGCTGGGGACTATGCGGGTGCGTGCAGCGAGATCCTGCGCTGGGACCGGTTCCAGGGGAAGCCGCTGAGGGGCCTCACGCTGCGCAGGAAGGCCGAGTACAGCCAGTGCATGGGTGAGGGTGCATGAGGTTGCTCTTGGCCGCTGCCGTGCTTGCTGCGGCCCTTTCTGCGGCCCTTGCCTGGCAGGTGCAGGGCTGGAGGTGGGCGGCCAAGGCGGCGGCCATCGAGGCAGCCCACGCCGCCGCTGCTCAGGCGGCCGAACAAGCCAGCCGGGCCAAGGAGCAGGCCCTGCAGCGTGGAAGCGAAAGGATCGCCCGTGACACCCAAGAAAAGCAAACCCGCCTGGTTGCTGCTGCTGCTGCCAGTCAGCGTGTTGCTGACCAGTTGCGCGACGAGATTGCCCGCCTCGGTGCCCGTCCAGCCCCCGCAGATACCGAGTCCGCCGCCTTCGCTGATGAAGCCGGTGTCGCCCGACAGCTACTTGGAGCGTGCGCAGAGGAATATCGAGGCATGGCGCAAGAAGCTGACGGACTCCGCGTCCAGGTGACCGGGCTGCAGCAGTTCGCCAAAACGGTGTGCCAGGCAGGGGGGCAGCCATGACTATCACATTGCTGTATTCTGGTCTAGAATTCTCCCCGGCTAAGTGCGCCTACAGCACGGCCGGACATGGCTCGCACTGGCGGGCCTTTTTTGTTTCATGAAGAGGCCGTCCAATGGCAACCACCGTCCCGAACAACCCCGTTGACATGCAGCCCAAGGCGCCCACCACGCCAGGCATCGTTGGCGGAGCGATGGCCGGTGGCGCAACGCAGGGCGCAAACGCCGCCCAGAGCACCACCATGCCGGGCGTGCCCAACACGGCCGCCACGTACACCCCCCAGACCCGAGAGGTCAACCGTGCCACGGAGACGGCTGCCGGCCAGGTTGAGTCGCTGCTGGCCAAGGACAACCCGCTCATGCAGCGGGCGCGCACGCTGGCCACCCAGGGGATGAACAAGCGCGGGCTGGTCAACAGCTCAATGTCGCAGGGCGCAGGTGTTGCGGCCATGATCGACCGCGCCACCCCATTGGCCTTGCAAGACGCCTTGACGTACAGCGGCCAGTCACAGTTGAACCAGAAGACCGTCAACGACGCTGGCCAGTTCAATGTTGGCGAGACCAACAAGTTTGGCCTGCTGAAGTCTGAACAGTCGTTTACTGCTGGGGAGAACGCCGCCACTCGCGAGTTCCAGACTTCTGAGCGGGTCGGCAGCCAGACGTTTACCTCTGAGCAAAACAGGGCGACGCAAGCCTTCCAGGCCGCTCAGTCGCAGTTGGACCGGGCACAACAGACGGCGCTGGCTGACAAGAGCATTGAGGCGCAAAAAGCGTTGCAGGTGGCTCAGCAGAACTTCCAAGGTGCTCAGTCTGAGCTGGACCGCGTCAACCAAAAGACGCTGCAGGAAAGTCAGCAGACCTTCACCGCTGGCCAGAACCAACTGGACCGTGCCCAGCAAACCAGCCTGGCCGAGGCCGCCCAGACGTTCCAGGCATCTCAGTCTGAAAAGGACCGCGCAGCCCAGTTGATGCTGGCAGACAAGAACATCACCGCACAACAAGCGCTTGAACAGTCACGTCAGTCCTTCCAGGGCGAGCAGGCCGGCCTGGACAGGACGCAAGCCACCAGCTTGGCCCGGGAGTCTCAAACATTCCAGGCGACTCAAGCCGAAAAAGACCGCGCCCAGCAACTGATGCTGGCTGACAAGAACATCACGGCAAACCAAGCCCTTGAGCAGTCTCGTCAAGAGTTCCAAAAGACCCAGGCTGAGCTGGATCGCACCCAGCAGACAAACATCGCTGACAAGCAAATTGCTGCGCAGAAGGAACTGCAGACTGCTCAGCAGACGTTTGCCAGCGCGCAAAGTGACTTGGACCGTGCCCAGCAGGTGGCGCTTAGCGACAAGTCGATCGCAGCCCAGCAGGCCTTGCAGACGGCTCAGCAGACTTTTCAGTCGGCCCAAGCTGAACTGGACCGCACCCAACAGACCAACCTGGCGGCGGCGCAGGTCGCAGCGCAGAAGGATCTGCAAGCAGCGCAGCAGACATTCCAGGCTGCGCAGGGGAAACTTGATCGCGACCAGCAGGAGGCAATGACCCGGCTGGCGAACACGCTGAGCCAGTCCAACGTCGGCACCACGTTTGCCACGAACTTGACGCTGAGCACGTCGAGCTCAATCAATGCGATTGCTCTTGACGGGAACCTAACGCCCGAAGCAAAGCGTGCCGCAATCCAGAACGTCATCGACAACGCCAACAACACGATGGCGTGGGGCTCGACCTTCTACAGCACAACGCTCCCCAAAATTGGCAGCCCGGGCGGCACCACTGGCGGCACCACTGGCGGCACCACTGGCGGCGGTACTACCGGTGGCGGTACTGGCGGCGGTACTGGCGGCGGTACTACTGGGGGCATCATCGGCGGCAACATGGGTGGCATTGACACCACAAACTTCTACAACAACTAGAAGCAACCATGAGCAAGATCGTCTGCCGCAAGGCCAAGCTGGATGACATCCCCGCGATCGTCGACATCGCGGTGGAGTCCGTGTCGCGTGACCCGCTGCCGGTGAAGATCAACCGCCAGGCGATGGCAGACACCGCCCGCGTCTGTCTGAACCCGGCCCACTTCATGTGGGTTGCGGAGCAGGACGGCAAGGTGGTGGCGTCCGTTGCAGCCTGCGTGCAGCCGTCGTTCTGGTTCGACAAGCTGCAGTGCTCGGTGCTGCTGTACTACACCCAAGTGCCTGGCGCGGGTGTGCCGCTTCTGCGCGAGTTCGCAGCGTGGGTCAAAGGGCGATCGGCCATCAAGATTGCCATCGTCGAGCTTGAGCCCGGGGTCGACCCCCGGCTTGTCAAATTCATGAAGAGGTTGGGGTTCAATCGTGAATCACTGAACCTCACCCACGTAAGGAGTGCAGCATGAGCAAGGTAGTCAAGGGGATTGGTCGAGCAATCGGCAAGGTGGTCAAGGGCGTCGTGAACGTCGTCAAGAAGGTGGCCTCCTCTAAGCTCGGCAAGATCCTGATCGGGGCTGCAGCTATCTACTTTGGAGGCGCTGCTCTGATGGGTGCAATGGGCGCTGGCACTGGCGCTGCCGGAGTGGCCGGCGCAGCAGCAGGCGGAGGTCTATCAGGGGCCGCCGCAGGAATCAGTTCTGCGTGGTCAGGACTGACGGGCGCAGTCACTGGTGGCGGTCTCGGCTCAGTGAGTGGCGTCTTCTCTGGTGGCAGTGCTGCCACAGGCACTGTTGGTGGCGGCCTTACTGCAGGCGCTGGTGGCGGCGCGGGACTTAGCGTGCCAGCAGCCGCCACTGGTGCAGCCGAGGTGGGCAGCGCCACCACGCTTGGCAGCGTGTCTGCGGCAACCCCTTCCTACGCGCTGGGGTCAGGAGCGGCAAGTGGCGGAGGGATCTCTGGCAGCCTGGCCGTTCCCTCCAGCTTGGGTGCCGGCTCTGGCGCGGCCCCTGGAATGATCGGCAATATCATGGCCAGCCCGTACACCGCCCCGGCTCTGATCTCAGGCGGCACCCAACTGATTGGCGGCGCGATGCAGGGCTACGGCGCGCAGAAGCAGCAAGAGCAGCAGGGCAAGCGCTACAACACCAACGTCGGCACCCGCCTGTTCGGCGGCTGAAAGGAAACACCATGGCAGGCTTGATTCAACAAAACATGGCCGCTGGTGCTCCAGCCCCCGAGCAGAAACCACAGCCAGGCATGGCGCCGCCGCAGATGCCCGCTGAGCAGATGCCGCCTGAGCAGATGCCGATGGGCGAGATGGACGAGGGCGAGGGTCCTGACCCCGACGCAGACCCCGGTTACCAGCAGGCGATGGCGTTCTCAATGGAGGCGCTGTACGGCAAGGAGGCTGCCAAGAACGTGGCCAAGTCCTTGAAGACTGGCGGCGACCCGGTGGAGTCCTTGGCCAACACGGCCTACGAGATCATCTCCATCGTGGACGAGCGCACCGATGGCGCGATCCCCGACGAGCTGCTGGTGCTGTTCGCCTCCAAGATCCTGGAAGAGGTGGCAGACATCGGCGAGGCGGCTGGCGTGCAGTACAGGCCATCCGACGTTGCGCTGGCGCTCAAGCAGATGATCCTGCGCTTCCTGGGCGAGCAGGGCGTTGACACGTCGCAACTGCAGCAGGCGATGGACCAGGTCAACCCAGAGGAGTTCAACAGCATGGCCGAGAGCGGCATGGCTGAGGGCGAAGAGTCTGAGCAGGAGGAGATGCCGGTATGAGCGGACTGATCTGGGCCGGTATCGGCAAGGGTATCGCAGACGCCGGCCAGACGTTCGCCGGCTACATGGCCAAGGACATTGAGGCCACGCGGCTGGAGGAGCGCGAGGCCTTGCGCGAGGAGCGTCTGCTCAAGCGGCAGGAGGCGCTGGAGCAGTTGAAGGCTGACCGAAAGCTGGCTGACGAGGAGACGCTGAGAAAGCGCGTGGCCACTGAGTCGGTCGAGATCCAATCCAGAGCGGCGGGCGCACCCGCGCGCCGCGAATCGGCGGCGCTTGGCCGTGACGCACAGACGCTGGCCAAGTCATCCGCCCAGGCTGGAGAGGAAGGCGACATTGCACTCAGCGAGGACCAGCTCAAGGGTCTCATGCAGAGCGTCCCCAAGCTGCGCGAGAGCTACGCCAAGTCCGGCATCATCGGTGGCGCCATCCAAGACAAGATGGACCCGCGCCTGCGTGAGGCGGAAGACCAGGTGCAGGCAGCCCTGGAGATCGGCGCGCACTCTTCAGTGATCGACGCCTACTCCAAGCAGCGCAGGGACGTGCTTGATCAGATTCGTCTTGAGAATTCGGTAAAGAAGGGCGACCAGCAGTACCAAGCAATGATGGCCGCAATCGCCGAGCGCGGCCGCCAGGCCGACCAGAGGCTGCCGGTTCTGCAGCAGCAGGCTGACGCAGCGACCACGCGCGCCGACCGGCCGGCCGGCGGCGGCGCCCCGGCTCGCGCTGCCGACCCAGACAAGCCAGCCACCACAGCCGACTTGGCGCGGCAAGTGACCGCCGCCAAGAACCTATTGGCCAACGAACTGGGGGTTCCCACCAAGGACATTGAGGGCGAGATCAAAACGATCCGCAAACGAGCTGATGCTGGGAACAGCGGTGCCAAGGCGACACTTGAGCGCATCCAGCCCATGATCAGCGAGTACAACGACGCGAACAATCGGATGCTGAACTTCAAGCGAGCCAGCACGTCTGGCGCGAGAGCCGGCAATAATGCTGGCGGCGCAGACACCGCACGGCCTGCGCCGGCTTCTGCTCCGGCCGCCTCTGAGTCTCGTAAAATCGGCAACACGCAGGTTGTTCAAACGGGCCCGAACAAGGGCAAGACCGCGCGATGGGACGGCCGAGGCTGGGTGTTGGTCGACTGACAGCAGGAAATCTCAATGGCGAAAAAGTACCTGTCTGACGACGAGGTGTTCGGCACCGCAACCTCATACCTTTCGGATGAAGAAGTCTTCGGCACGTCTGCCCGCGACGCAGGCGGCGGCCGTGGTTCCATCAACCCGCCGATGATCTATGAGCCGCAGCCGGAGCGGGTTGCAAAGCGCGGGTTTATCGACCAAGCCAAAGATGCTCTCATTGAAGCGCTGCCCTTCCCGGTCAAGGTTGCGGCCCAGGCCCTGCCTGTCCTGGCCAGAATTCCGATCGGCAAGGAGCCTGCTGCGGCCCCGGTTAAGGAGCCGGCTGAACCCAAGCCCTACAAAGACCGCCGCGAGGCTCTGGACGACGCCGTCAATCTGCTTGAGGAAGGCGTAAACCAGGCGGAATTGACGAATGCGTTCGCCGAGGGCGGCATCAAGTTCGAAGAGATCGTGGCCCACGGCAAGAAACGCGGCAGCGATTACTTCAAGCAGCAGCCTGCCCTGCCGGCAACCGATCCGGAACTGGTGCGCCTTGCTGGGCGTTACCCTGCGCCCGTAACGGGAGAGATCAAGTCAACCCGCCCAGAGACCCCGCTGCCTGGAGCAGACGTCCTGCTGGCCGGGGCCAAAGGCGTGGTCAGCGGATTCCAGATGTTGATGAGCGCCAGCGGAGCCGGCGGCAAGCCGTCTTCCATTGCTGAGAAAGCGCTCCAGACTGCCGACTCGTACCTTGAGGGACTGCGCAGTGCCGCCGCCGTCAAGGACGACGATCGGATTGGCTTGATCATGGATGCCGCCAAAGACGGCACATGGACCGAACAGGTTGCCGCCGCGGCAAAGGCTGCAGGCGTGGCTCCGGCATCACTTGTGGCGCAAGGCCTGGGCACGAGCGTGCCGGTTATCTTGGCGTCCCTTCTGCCAGGCGTTCGCGAGTCCACCCTTGCCCGATTGGGCACCCAGGTCGGGCTTGGCGCAACGATGGGCGCGGGCGCCACCAAAGAGGCGATCTACACCGCCGTCAAAGACGACATGCTGCGCAACGGCATGTCCAAGATTGAGGCTGAAGAGCGCGCTGAGGCTGCGCAGTCCTACCTCGGGAAGAACAAGGATCAGATCGCCATCGGCATGGCGCTTGGTGCGCTTGCGTCCTCGACCGGCGTGGAAAAGGTCATCCCAATCGGCCAGGTCAGCAAGGTGCTGGCCAAGTCTGGCGTGTCTCGTGCCGTGGCTTCTGCCGAGCAGAACGTGATTGGCCGCGGCTTGATCGGTGGTTTTGCTGAGGCTTTGCCCGAGTTCGCCCAAGGTTCGGCCGAACAAGTGGCGAAAAACGTCGCCCTGCAGCGCGAGGGCCGCGACGTGCCGACGTTTCAGGGCGCGATCGGACAGGGCACGCTGGAGGCCTTGGCCGGCTTCGGTGCAGGCGGCCTGACCAGTGCAGCCTTTGGCCGCCCGCAGGCGGAAACTGCCGCCCGCGGCGCGGCCGATGTCGGCCCGTCTGCGCCCATCAACTTCACCCCCGCAGGCAGCCCCACCGCCCAGGCGGGCCTGGCTCCAATTGTGGTGCCGGTGCCAACAAATTCGCCTGCGACGCAAGAGCAAGCAGCCGGGCTTCCGCCCATCAATCCGCAGGTTGAGCAACAGTTCGGCCTGGACAAGCTCCGCATGGGAGGTGCCGATGTCAGCACACTTGGCGCAACTGGAGGACAACCTGGCCTCCGCAGTCCAGCAGGGGGCGATCAGCCTAGCGGAGGCCTGGGCATTCCAGGACGTGGTGCTGATGTCACCGGGCAACTCCTGGGTGGAGATGCCGGTCTGCCTGCAATCAACGCTGGAGCGAATGTACCTACTGGAGGTGCAACTGGGCAACCAGCTCCTGGCGTAGCGCTGCCGCGGGTTGCTGCCCGCGCCACCGACCAAGATCTGCTGGCGCGCACTGAGGCGGCCATCGCGGCCCCGCAAAATAACAATGCTGATACAAGCCTGCAGCCCTGGGCTGGACGCAGCAAGTCGGGCTACGCCACCGAGCAGGACGCCGAGCAAGCCCGAGCAACGGCAAGCGCCGTGCTTGATACCAAAGAGACCCACGACTGGCGCGCCGAGCCAATGGACAACGGCCGCTTTCAGCTTGTCCCGTATCTCAAGAACGAGCAACAGGGTTCGCAAGCTGCACCCATCCCTGAACCCATCACCGCCCCCAGCGGCAAGCCGTTCAGCACCGAGAAAACCGCCGCCGTCTTTGCTCAGCAAAACGGCATCACCGGCTACAGCACCGTCAAGATGAGCGGCGGCTGGGCCATCCAACCAACGGAGACGACCCTTGGCACTCAAACCCCTCAAGCCATCCAAGGCCAAACGCAAAGACAAGCACCTGCCATCAGTGGAGCAGCAGGCCAGGGACTGGCTGGCAACCTACAACCTGGAGATGCAGCGCAGGCAGGCGTTCCTGCAGTCGCAGGAGCAGCAACCCCTGGAGTCTCGGGTAACGCACGTCAGTTGGCGCCTGCACAGTCCGAGCTGGGGCAGCCTCTCGCCGCAGGTGCAAGCGAAGGTGAACGAGCTGCAGTCGTAGGCGGCCCGCTTTTCGCAAGCAAGGCCAAGTCGGCGCCGATCTCGGCCATCAGGCTGGCACAGGACCGCATTTTCCGCCAGAGTGGTGTGGAGTTTGCTCCTGTCTTGCCTGACCAACTGACCGAGCAACAGCGTGCGGCATCCCTAATTGCCACCTTGAATGGCCAGACCGCGACGTTCATAGAGCAAACGGGCGGCGACCCGCAAAAAATGCCCAACGGCCTGGCAGTTGCTGGCAAGCACGTCATGATTGACGTCAATTCTGAAGACGCCGTCTTGTCTGTGGCCATGCACGAAGTGGTCCACACCATGCCGGACCACATTCGCAAGCCGCTTGAGGTGGCGCTGCGCAAGCTGTTCAAGCCCGGCATGGAAGGCGACTTCAAGAAAAGTTTCAATTACAAAGACGCGGATCTCGACAAAGAGATTCCGGCAATGATCACGCAGGCCGTGACCAAGCGCAAAGACTTCTGGAACGAACTGCGCCAGGAGATGGGAAACAAGGATTTCAGCGCCGTAGCAGAGCTGATCATCACGCGCTTGGACGACTGGGTCCGTGGCGTCAGCAAGGTGTACGGAGACGGGTTCGTCAACAAGTACGTCACCGACGTCAACGAAGCGCGCAGCCTGCTCGCCAAGGCCTACGCCCAGTCGATGCGCGACCAGGGCCTGCAGCCTGATGTGGCCGTGGTGGGTGACGGGCAGGTAATGGCGTCGCAGCGCTCCCGCGTGGGTATGAACTTCAAGGACGTCGTCAAGCGAACGCCCGAACTGCAGGCCGCGTCTGAGCAGGTGAAGGCAGGCGAGATGACCGCTGCCGAGTACGACGCCCTGGTCAACCAGGCCAAGCCCGTTGAGGCCTACAAGTCGGTGCCCGCGCCGGCCACCGTCACAGACATCCAGCAGGCGCTCACGTCCGACAAGACCGAGCGCATTGGCAAGGCCAGCAGCCTGCCCGCGGGCCACCCTGTGGGTTTGCGCCTGGACATCCCGGCCTATTCAAACCACGGCACATGGGTGGTGTCAGTGCATGAGCAGGAGGCCGGCTACAACGCTGGCAAGTCCATCGGCTACGAGCCGGTCGCTGCCGCCACCAACGTCAACTTTGGCGTGGTGGAGAAGGCCGCCTTGAACATCGCGAGCGGCAAGCCCAAGGCAACGATCGCTGTGATGAAGGGGAGCTGGAAGCCGACGACTGCCAAGCAGGCGTACACCGCCGCTCAGGCTGCCATGAAGTCCAAGGACTGGGTGCAGGTCGGCATGGACCCGGAGCGTCACTCGTACTTCTACGACCGCAGCACCATGGAGCCGGTGGTTTCTGCAGACGAGGTCTTGCAGGTTGGCCCGCTGGTGCTGGCGAAGAACCCGGTGTACGGCGACAAGGCTGACTTCATGTTCAGCAACAGGGCCGCCAGGGCTGAAGGCAATACCGAAGACAACAGCTTTGAGGAAGGCAATGCTGATGTCATGCCGCCCGAAGAGATCCGTGCCGACGACATCATGTTCTCGCTGCGTCGTGTCGAGGAGATCAACGACGCGCCAGAGATCACGATGCAGGACCTGGTCGGTGAGACCGTGTTCCCGATCCTGGCAGACCTGACTGCTGCCGGCTACGTCTACATGGGTAAGCAGTTGCGTGGCGGGCCGTACTACACGCTGCTGCCTTCCAACTCCAAGGCCGGCCTGATCTGGGCCAACGACAGCAAGGGCGTGGCCAGCATCAAGAACAAGAAGGCCGCCCGCGGGGTGATCGGCCTGATCGTTGCGATGAAGCAGACTTCCCACGCAACCAACAACACAGTGGCCAACATCGTGTTCCGCGCTGTTGAGGATGAGATTCAGAAGGGTTCCGTTGCCCAGGATGACATCCCGAAGCTGGACGACATCGTGCGCGGTCTGGCCGCCCGTACCGAGACCAAGACTCGCAAGGTCGATGGCAAGGAGGTCAAAGAAACCAAGCAGGTGTACCCCGAGTTCGCGGACTTCCCTGGCTTTGGCAACCGCAAGGCGTCCGAGAAGTTTCTGCGGTCCATGTCCTTTGAAGCGCGCGGCCTGTTCTTTGACGAGATGACCAAGCCAACTGTGGAAGACCTTGGCCTGGGGGTCATCCGCAAGGTGATCAACGACACCGTTGAGCCTGACCTGCGCGGCCTGAACATGGGCGATGTGGTCATGGCGATTCGCTTTGACCCGAACGCCGAGACGATCGAGCTTGGCTCAAAGACCGGGACGCCTGAGCATGACTCGTATCGCTACGCAGTCAAGGGCACAGTGATCGGCAAGTTCAAGCGCCCGATCTCCTTCCAGAACGTCTTTGTCGACCTCATGGCCGAACGCGCCGGGAAGGATACCAACGTCAAGCGGGACTATCGCTCGCTGATGCTGAGTAAGCCTGAGCAGGTGATCACACAGGACATTGTTGACCGGGTCACGCAGACCGCATACAAGCTCATTGGGTCACCGGCAGAGGCCCAGGCAGCAGTTGCTGCGGCCAACATTGACTGGAACAAGATCGACCGGCCCACGGGAGCTGGCGTCAAAGAGTTCCTCAGAACCAGCCGCATCTATGGAAGGGGGGATGACACCCCATCGTTCGCTGAAGCCAAGGCGCTCATCAAGGGCGGCAAGCTGCGCATCTTCCGCCTGGCAGAGACTGAGAACTGGTTTGCGCTAGAAGACCGGGGCGGCGATCGAGTGATGACATCGGTCATGGTGTCTCAGCCTGGCGTGCGGCAGGAAACACTGTTTGGCAACATGGTCGAGGTGGCCAAAGCAAACGGTGCCACCCACATCGAGCTTGGCAACAAGGTGGCTCCGCTCAAAAAAGTAAGCGCACCAATCCGGGTAGCTCCAATCATCAAAGAGCTGTCAGCGATGACCGACGCTGACCTCTTGAATCTTGGAATCGACCCAACAGACATCCGCCGCCTTGGCCCCAAGCTGGATGCTGAGGATGCCATGCAAGTGTCCCCCACGGCGGTCGTGCAGTTCTCCAACCGTGTCTCGCCCGCCGACAAGATCCGCTGGCGCAAGGTCACCGACGTCAAAACAGAAATCGGCAACCTTGACACGTTGCCCAGGCACATCGTGCCGTTTGCCACCTTCATGAAGGACATGGCAACCAAGGCCACCAACGGTGGTCTGACATCTCGCGACGTGATCAAGGCCTACACCATCGCCCGCTCCAGCATGAACCGCTCAGCGGTCAGCACGGACAAGGTGAAGGCGGCAGGCCTGGTGCTGCCGAAAGAGTTTAGCGACGCCAAGATCCGGCCCGAGGGCGCGTTCGGATACTGGCTGCTGTCGCCGATCGGCCAGCAGTACCTGAACGCAGCAGAGGTCGCTGTCGTGGACGCAGGCAGCATCGCAGATGCAGTCAAGGTGATGGCGCCGTTCGGGACTCAGAACACGCTGGGCGGCGACCTGGAGCGCGCAGCCGGCGGCGACCTGCATACCCGGCTGCCGGGGATGACGGCGGCCATTGCCAAGGCGGCCAGGGGCAAGAATGCGGTCAGGGACTGGCAGGACGCCACCGACAACATGTACGGCGTGCGCGAGGCCAAGAAGGGCTTCCTTGGCTCGCTGCTGGGGTTTGGCCAACTGCCGACCTTTGACGCTCGGCAGATCAACGTCAATGTGGAGCCCAGCAGCAAGGAGGACACGCTCAAGGCGCTGTCGTCCAAGAAGGCGCGCAGTGTTGTGGCGAAGCTGGCCAGGCGTATGGACGCATTGAGCCTGGCGATGGACCCTAAGTTCTCGCCGTTCTACCAGCACCTGGTGCATCATGCGGTCTGGGACGCAGTCGGCGGCACGGAGACCACGCACGCTGATGTAATCGACGCGATGGTGCGGGCGAGCAATCGAGCGCAGCCAGTTGGCCGCGCCCCTGAAGACATCAAACCAAAGGAGAACCAACGTGGTCAAAGTTCCGATACCAGAGACGGAGACGGAGGAGGACGCGCAGATAGTGCAGGACCGGCGCCGCTTCCGGGCGCTCCAATCATCAAGGGCGCAACAGGGCCGGACCCCCGCATCGTCGCAGTCGCAGAGCAATACGCCCGCGACAACGGCATCGACCTCAAGCGCCAAGCAGAATACGTTCAAGTAGACCCCAGGCGCGCGCTGCGCATCGCCAACGCCTACGAGGTCATGCGCCACGCGCCCAATGACCCGAAGGTCAAGGAAGCCTACAGCAACCTGATCAAGCAAGCTACTGCGCAGTACCGCGCACTTGAAGACGCGGGCTACAAGTTCTGGTTCATCGACCCCGAGAACGACCCGTACAAGAGCCCCTGGGACGCGCTGCGTGAACTGCGGTCGACCAAGACCATGGGCGTGTTTTCTACTGCCGACGGGTTTGGTAGCGACGAGTCGAGCAGCGGCAGCCAGAGCAACCCAATGGAGGCTGATACGGGCATGCGCTGGCCCTATGGTTCGCCTGATGGTGAGACCAGGCCCGTTCTGGCCAACGACCTGTTCCGCGCAGTCCACGACGCTTTTGGCCACGGCATGGAGGGTGCTGGCTTCCGCGAGCACGGAGAAGAAAACGCCTGGCAGGCCCACGCCAGGCTGTTCACCGGCAGTGCCGTGGGCGCCATTACCAGCGAGACACGCGGCCAGAACTCGTGGCTGAACTTCAAGGCCACACCGCTGCGGAAAATGGTTGGGGACGCCAAGGCTGAGAAGCTGCACCCTGACAACTGGCAAACCATCACGACCGGCGAACACAACCGCACGGCCAAGGTTGAAGACACCATCTTCGCGGACCAGAAGACCGGGCTCATGCCAGAGTGGACGTGGACCGAGGGGCGGGCTGGCGACATGGACGTCATGGCCAGCAACCGCGCGGCAAAACCAGAGCTGGACAAGGACGTCGTCGCCCTGTTCAAGGCCCTGCAAGACTCCCGCGGCCTGGGCCGCATCCGAGCCCAAGAGCGGGTTGACGCGCACCCCATGGCTGAGACAATCCGTCAAGTGGATGATGATTTTATGGACATCCTTGAGAGGCTGGACGACGCCGGCCTTGTGAAGATCAACTGCAAGTGAGGTATCACAATGCCTGTTTCCAACCTTCTCGACAAAGCCACCGAGGACATGCTCAACCGGGCTGTTCACGCTGAGCTTTACGCCTCGCACCTGTACAAGCATGTGGCCAACCAGATGCAGCGCGTCGGGTTCTTCGGCACGCAGAAGTTCTTCGCAGGAGAGAGCGCCGACGAGCTGACGCACTACCAGCGCATCGCCGACTACATGAACGACCGAGGGACGATGGCCAAGGTGCCGGCGCTGGAGGCCTGCACCGAGAAGGTTTCCGACGTGGCCGAGGCGATCGACCTGGGCTACGAGACCGAGCTGCAGCTCATGCGCGACTACGAGAAGTGGTATCGCGACTGCAAGTGCGTCATCACCCAACAGTTCCTGCTGCAGTTCTTGGAACTGCAACGCAAGAGCGTGGGCGAGTACGGCGACCTGCTGGCGCGCATCGCAATCGTCTCCGACAACATGGCCGGCATGCTGCTGATCGACCAGGAGCTTGGCAATGGCTGACTGCAACTACACATTCAAGACCGCAGAGGGCGAGGTCACCATCAGGGGGATGGCCGAGATGAAGGCCTTCTTGGCATTGAATGGTGTGGATGCGATTGAAGGCGCTGGCCCCGATGTGATGGCCAGCAATCGCGCGCAACTCACGGGCTGGCGCGACGAGGCTGGCCGCGTGCGCTTCAAGCCTGGCGCTGTGGCCTACCGCTACGCTGCTGACATCGCCAACTCTCTGCTGGAAAAGACCCCCCTGATCGGCTCGCTTAAGCCCATTGACAAGGATCTGTCGCTGGCCATGCGGCGGATGAAGAATGAGATTGAGAAGGCGCAGAACCTAACCGCTGGCGTAGCCACCAAGCTGGGCGAGCTGCCCGAGGATGAGCGCCTGCTGATCAGCGACGTGATTGAGGGTGAACTCAAGCGCGGCGTCAAGCCCGCCAAGCGTGTGTTGGACATCGCCGCTTCCATGCAGTCGATCATGTCCGAGCAAAGCGCTGAACTGGTGCGCCTGGGCATGCTGAGTTCTGATGCCGCTGGCCGATGGGATGGTAAGTATCTGCCACGCTTCTATGAGAAGTCGCTGCTGGATGAAGCCGGCCAGTGGGCTAAGGCGGCAAAGCAGTTGCTTGGCCGGAAGAAGACGATGCAGGGCATCAAAGGCTCAAGCCTGAAGGGTCGTGGCATCTTTGAGACCATCCCAGTGGATGAACTGGAGGCTTGGGTCGCCAACGGCTGGGAAGAGCGCGATGCCAAGTTTGACCCGGCAGTTGACACTGAGGTCACCGTCTGGCGCGACTACAGCCGGGCTGAGCGTGAAGACATGGGCGAGATCCGCGACGCCATGTTCCGATTCGTCATGGGCTACATGAGAAGCCAGCGCGACGTGGCGCTGGGTCGCCTGTACGAGAACCTGGCAGGCTCCATTGCCAGCAAGTCTGAGAAAGAGGGCTATGTCCAGGTCCCCAAGACCAACATTGAGGACACCACCGCACCCCGGTACGGCAAGCTGGCCGGCAAGTGGGTCCCGCAAGAGGTGCTGGATCACTTAAGCGCGTTTGACGGCAGCATGGAAAGCGACCTGCTGAAGGTGTACCGCAAGGGCCTGTCCATGTGGAAGGAAGGCAAGACGGTGCTCAACCCGGTCGCGCACGCCAACAACGTGCTGTCCAACCTGACCATGGCCCACTTCGCTGGTGTCTCGTATTGGGACGTCAACAAGTACCTGGGCACCGTCCGCGACATCGTCAAGGGCGGCCCGATGTTGGCCGAGGCCCGCGAGGATGGCTTGTTCGGTGGCACCGTGTCGCAGGTTGAGCTGGTCAGCATGCTGCCGGACCAGCTCAAGGTGCTGGCTGCCAAAACTGAATCCAAGGTCGGCAAGAGTGTGGACACCGTGTGGAACGCGATGTCGTTCTTCCTGCGCAAGCCGCTCGGCGTGGCCTACGAGGCCGAGGATCTGTACTTCCGTTTCTTGATCTACCGCGACGCACGCGCTCGGGGAATGAAGTCAGAAGACGCGGTGACTTATGCGCAGCAGTACATCTTCACCTACGACGACCTGCCCAAGGGCGCACGCACAATCCGCGACTCACCAGTCGGCATCCCGTTCTTCTCGTGGACGTACAAGGCGATCCCCATGATCGCCCGCACGGCGCTTGAGTACCCCTGGCGCATGGCAGCCCCTGCGGCTGCGATGTACGCGGCCAACGCGGCCATGTACGCAATCGCTGCTGGCATGGGCGGCGAAGACGACGAACCATGGTGGGAGGTGATGAAGCGTTACGTGACGGACCCTGAGTTCCGCGAGCAGGCCAAGCAGTTTGAGCGCAACGAGCGCAAGAACCTCCCAGAGTGGCAAAAGGGCTTCACCTCAATCGGCACGCCGAAGGCAATTCGCTTGGGCACCGATGATCTGACTAACCTGCCCCTGTTCTTGGACGTGAGCCGGATCTTTCCAGGCGGCGATCTTGGCGACTTCCACAACAACCTGGGGGGTGTGCCACTCCCGGCGTGGTTGACGCCAAACAACCCGGTTCTGACTAGCCTGACGGGCTTCTTGCAGAACAGGGACTCGTTCACTGGCAAAGACATTGTCAACGCCAAGCTGGACACTGGCGCCGAGAAGTCGGCAAAGTGGGGCGAGTATGCGTGGCGTCAGTTCGCGCCGGCCATTGCTCCGTTCAACTACCACTTTGACCGCACGATGAATGCCTTGGCCAACGCCACCGACACGACGATCAACGTGGGTCTTAAGGAGTACAGCGGCGTGGACAGGATGGGCCAGCCGGTGCAGCCAAAGTACGCAGCGATGCAGACCTTCGGCATCAAGGTGCGGCCGACGGATCTGGATGTGTCAGAGCAAATCGAAAAGTCGAGCCGCAAGCAATTGATACTTGAACTCGACAAGCAGATCCGGCAAATCAACCGCCTGGAGAACAAGGGCTACTACAGCGACGAGAGGGCCGAGAAGCTAAAAGAGCCTATCCGCGAGAAGCGGCAGTTCCTGAAAGAAGGCCTGACAATCGAGGGCGAAGAGCGAAAATAAAAAATGGGGCCACTGGCCCCCTTGATCAGACGAACGGCCGCAGGTCTGGCGGCTTCCACCCGTCTGGCTTGCCGATCTTGCCGCCCTCCAGGATGACGGGCTTGCCATCCACCAGCTTGGCGTCGTTGCTTGCCAGCACGGCCTGGTCGGCGCTTGGCTTGTCGAGGTTTGCCATGTAGGCCACGCCGTTGCCGGTCACCTCGGCATCGCACAGGGCGTCCAGTGCGGCGGCGCGCAGGTGCGGCGGGATGTACACCGTCACCTCGCGCTGCTTGAGCTTCATGGCGAACCACTCAAGGTCCACCCGGGTGCGCTCCAGCAGCTTGCCGTAGCCTTCCTTGTGCGGCCGCAGCACCTCCAGGAACTCGCAGATCTCCTCGATGTGGCAGCCGATCTGGACCCCTAGGTCATCAGGGTTCGGTTCTTTGCCGCAGGCCTTGAGCCAGTCGGCGGTGCGCTGGTAGTTGGTCATTCTGCGTCGCTCCTCAATTGCAAACAGATTTTGTTGAGGCAAGCCGCGACTTGATGTCCGGCGATTGCAAAGCGCGAAGCGTCTTGCTCATTCGCGTGATCTTTGAGTGCTTGCGATTCTTTTGTGTCGCCTGTAAGGCGCAGTATTTCGGACACGCAAAAAAGTGTGCGCAACTCTGATTGGCGCAACTTTTCACCTACATCCGTAATGCCCAATGGGTCATCGTGTGTTGGGTAGCGTGCCGCTTTGGCGTTGGTCATGCTTCACCCCCTTCTGCGTCGACGGACTTGGCACGCTGCCACTTGGGCAGGATCGGGTACATCTTGCCGTCGTGGTCGATGAGCATGGGCTCGGTCAGCTCATCCTTGCGAAGGACCGTGCAACCGTGGATTTCGCCAGGCTCAAACCCTTCCTCGACGTTCATCTCGGTGCGGAGATCCTCCATCCACCAGCCTGGCGCGGCGATGACGGGCAGCGGGGTCTCGCCCCACTTCTCGGGCGGGATCAGTTCCTTCAGCGCCTGCAGGCTGTGCTGCACGTTGGCGATCGCATACGTGGTGCTCATTGGTTGCTTTCGTAGTTGAAGCTGTCGGTGTCGCCCAGCCGCCACTTGGCATGCTGCTCGACGCGGTACTTCTTGGTGGCGACCTTGAAGTCAGGCCGCTTCATGTCCTGCGGGTTGAACGCAGGGTCGAAGAACTGGCAACGGTTGTTGGGCTGCAGCGCGAACTGTCCGTTGTCCAGCTTCAGCACGTTGTAGCTCTTGTGTTCATCGACCGACTCGCTGAACGTGAAGTCGGGGATGCGCGGGTCAGGGCTGCAGGTGTCCAGCGTGAACATGAACTCGCCCGGGTAGACCTGCTTGTCCTTGGCGAAGAACTGCGCACGCAGGCCTTTGAGCAAGGGCTTCTCGACCACGGTGACGTGGTAGCTCAGCGCGTCCCAGATCTGCAGCACATCAAGCGGCAGAGTGCCGTCTGTCTGGCCGCTCCAGGTGAACGCACTGATCGGCAGCTTGTCGAACAGCGCACCGTACTGCGGCAGGTAGGTCTCAAAGCGGAAGGCCTCGCCTTTGATGGACTTGACCGAGCACCAGATGCCCTCGACCAGCGGCGCATCCTTGTCGCACTGGAAGTCGTACAGGTACTCCGGCCGGACCAGCACCTTGATGGGTGGGAG